GATAAACCGTCCCCGAACAACTAGGGAAGGTTCCCACTGGTGTCCTAAGTCTCCACAAGGGATAATAGGATTCCTAAAGACGCGAAAAACAAGAGAACGCGTCAGGCCCCTCTTCCTTTGAAGGAGGGCAATCAAGATATTTAACTGGGATACTCCACTGAAGGAGTGAAGCCCCAGTTACGTACTCTCTTGATCTTTGTGCGGTGTGTAAACCGTATTGCGAACGGGCAGGAAGATAAAGCCCCTCGTAAAGCGCCCGCCATGAGTACCACATGGTACCGTGCATGACGCGAAACCGTAATATCGGGTTCCGCGCTCCCCACGAGTTCTAGCCAACTCCAAGACTGAGTATTTCTCTCAAACCTGGAGAAGGGAGAAGCCATGAAGACGTCCATAGATACCTCTAGACATGTGTCCGGATTCCCTTTAAAAGGGCGAACCAAACGCAAGCTTGGAGGGATCAGAGAGAAAAGAAAATCTCTCCCTGAAGTTAGGATGGCATTCCAGCCATCTTTCGATATGGACGCGTTGCAAAACTTGGATACGTTTTCAAATGAATCGAACGCGTAATCCAAGATCAAGGGTCGAACATCAACCCCGCAATACCAATCTGCGCCACATGATTCTCGAAAAGGACCCTTAGAAAAGGTCTTCTTTCGATTCAGCTTAAAACCACAAACGCCCAAAAGGCGCGTAAGTTCTCCGAAGGAGGTTCGTTGCACGATCAGATCGTCACCATACGCACAAAAATGCGCATGGCCGCTCAGTCGGGCACCGGCCGCCCAGGATAAGGCTGAAAAGATAAGAGTCTCTAGTGGAAAGCAGAAGCCGTTACCCATACTCACAAACTTATGATAAGGAAAAACCTCACCCTTCAGCTTGTACGAGTGGGACCTGATTGAGTTCAAAAAGTCGAACCAATCAGGAGGTAAGAGATTGCGACATAGCTCAATCGAAACGCTATCACTAGCGCTAGATAGATCAATGGTGCAATACCCCTCAGGCCCATCATCGAGCGAACCCTTACGGGCGAACTCTTGATTACGAGTCTGATCCCGCAGATCAATGCCAACACGTTTCAAGCGTTTCCGCATTAAAACGTCGACACCTTTCTGCAGATAACCGTTAAGTAACGGTTCGGTCGCGATAGTTCTAAAAACTCGCGCGTCCTTTGGCACAAACGAAATTTTATTGTGCTCTACCAGCTTGGCTTTCGACGCAAAGGCCCGATTAAAGGCCTCTGGATCGACGCAAAAGAACGGCCCATGCCCGGAGCTCCCATTAAGGAGCTCCATAACATGAATATCCGTTTTCATTGCAGCGGACGCATAGTAGTATGCGCCCGGTGTCACGGTCCAAACCTCGCTTTGTAGCTTACGGGCGAGGTTCGTGCGATCTCCATGAACACCGAGACTTGCACCAGCACTAAAGCCACACCCCTCCCACACGTCCTCAAGGAAAAGAGGACCTAATACATAGGAGATATACGCCCGGGCGCTTTGAAGCGCCTGTTCGTCAGGTGACCGTACCCTTTCAAAACACTTGAACCGTCGATTAACCCACGAACAGCGATGTTCTGCGGACCGAAAGACGGAGAGAGCTTTGTCCTCCCTGGCGTCAAATAGCACGTCAGGGGGGAAGGGGTACTTCCTGATGAGTGAAGCTAACTGACAGCACAGCAGATGCCTAGCTGGCGACGTGTACTCTGTCGTCGCAAGGCTGTCAGCCCAGGTCAAGAGACCTTCAAAGTCTCGCGCCTCAAGGAGTTCTATCCCTCGAGACGCTATTTCACCTGGGGAGTCCTGCAGCACAAGGAGAAGGAAACGCTGGTAATTACTCCAACTATCCTTCGCCAGTACCTTGTTGTGCTCAACGAGCCGTTCTAGTACTTTGGATTTCATCACGATTTCCTAAGTTATCCGAGAGTTCACACCCTCGGAGAATGACGATATACACGCACAGTAAAAGCGCGTACAGGAGAACTAACGTCGAGAACTGACGCAACTTAGTAATTCAGTTGCTGCAGCTTGACGTGAGTCTTTCCGGATGCCGACGAAAGGAAGGCACCCATGTCATTCAGTACGGCGTCGATGTCAGCCGAAGCAGCCCCTACAGGGATGGTGATCTGCACATCGCAGATCGCATCCCACGTAGTCGTAAGGGCCCCCGTAAGCGTAAGCGTACGGGTGAGCTTGGCACTAGTCCTTCCCACACCACTGAAGGTCGTAGTCGGCTTCGGAAGCACACGCGAAAGACGAATGTCATCTTTCACAGAAACCGTGTGCGCCGGGCCGTTATAACCAACGGAGTTCGCTGCGATAGTATCCGCAGAGAACGATTTTGCATTTACTGTCAAAGTCATCGGGAAGATCCCTAAGAAAACTACGTTGAGGAACCACCGACAGTGATCTCTCGGTTTCAAAACGAGAGAGCCTGCAGTTGCTGGATAACAAGAGCAACTGCGTCCGCCGCGCGGGTGTATTGTGTGAGACGGAAATCGTCTTTAAACACAAGACCTCCGCGCTGCATACGCTCGGTGATAATAGCACGGGACAGTCTTTTGTCGTGCATGTCTACACGGTCGTTGTACGACCCCGTCCGAACCACTACCGAAGGATTAACACCTGTATAGCCCGTAAAGTACCCTGAATTCCAGAGTTCATCACGGACCGTGTAGGTACCACCCAACGGCACTAGGTTCACCCTCGGCACATTAGCATAGATCAAATCACCTAAGTTAACGAACCAGTCTACGACAAAGGACATTTTGGTCAACTCCCAGGGAACCGCTACAACGTTATGGAACGTAAGTCCCACTTCGTCGAACGGATTCCTGCGATAGCTGTCCCAGAAACTAGCTTTGATCGACACCGTTTCGGTGTTAACCCTAACCCAGTTCCATGTCCAGTAGGCTTCAGTAAGGGAAACCGGCTTCACAACGTAAGCACTAACACTCCCGTGAGAACGGGAAGCGTGCCACGTCGGAGGACGGTTCCAACCTTTCTGGAGGACGTCTACAGCTGTCCGAATATCCGCCATAAGAGGAGAAATCCCATAGCGGAAACGCAGATACTCACTCGACGCTAAAACCAACATCGCGTTGATCTCGCGTCTGGCGATCTTTTCAAGACGCATCCCAGCTTTGAATCTTCTAAAGCTAGGGTACTTCTTGCGCAACCTCTGAAGTTCACGATAAGACGTCGTACGGCGAAAAGTCTCCGTATAGCGTCGAACGTTCTCCAGAGGCGAAACGAGCATACCGTACGTCTTGTCAAGCTCGGCTATTGATTCAACATAATTAGCCTTTCCTGCGCGACGGCCGGCCATGCACTGCGTGATCACCTGAGTGGTAAGGTCGCTTGTCCTCCCGTCCGAAAGGACGGTCTGGGGAGAATAACCCCCAAGAAAAGAGGAGAAGTGATGCGGCATAAGAACCCCGTCGAACTCGCTCCACCATTGAATCGATGGGCTAGTACAACCGGGGGTAACCGTAGTATCCCGCAAAGAAGTGTGCCCGGAGCTCGTAACAGAGCGCTCGTGCACGTCATAAGGATTCAGAGGTAACCACTCCCCTGATTTCCGCTTCTTGTGGTAATCTGGTGTAACCACGTCGAAAACCGACTTTTGGAGGCCAAACTGGGCGGCCGACGAGCTGTACGCGGACCACGGCGTAATTGTGCGATTAGCACAACTAACCGGAAAGTTTCGCGTACGATACGTCTGCACAACACCTAGCAGGCTCCCTGATGTTCGATATCTCTTCGTGTCCACCGGACGATACTCCTTTTCAGACTGTAGGACTTGATGTTTTTAGCACCAAGAATTTGATGTGGTAAGACCCCTCCTTTCGAAGGAGGTCAAACCGCGGTTCACACCGCAAACTCATCTCGGTATCAAACACTAACCATTAGTCACGGCCTGAGAGATTTACTTCCCAGACAGTAACGAAAGGGCTGGGTGAAACAGCTGAAAAAGGCTGCTTCACCATGGCGTCTATAAACCGAAGTAAAGGGCGCATCCGCTCGTCACGGAGTCCGAGTTGGTCCTGCAATCTCCGGTAAGCCGGAGAAAGTGAGCTCCAATACGACTTCACGACTTGCTTCGCGTAACCGCGCTTCAGTAGAAAGGAATGGCAACCCCCGTTTAAGGCGATAAGAAAATCGCCCTGCGTATTGGTAGCCACTTCGATCAGGTTTACTGATGTCATAAGACGACTCCTTTTGGTTAGGATATG